GCCGATTGATCCGTCACTGACGCGACGAAGCCGGACGATGACGAATAGCCAATTTCGAGGAGGGTTGTTCTAATGCCGTCGTATCCCGGCTTCTGTGGTCCGTCGTATGAGTCCCAAAGCCTCTTAGCGCGACCGGAACAGTGCATGAATATGTATCCAGAGCGACTCGAAGTGGGAGGACAGCCACGCCTAGTCCTCTATCCGACGCCTGGACTGACCCTCTTTGCCCAAAATGCCACTGACGGCGCTCCCTGTCGGGGGGTCTTTTCCCAAATGGGACGGGCCTTTACCGTCATTGGCACGAAATTGTATGAAATGTTTGAATTTGGGGGCTTGACCGAGATTGGCACCGTTGCGTTTGACAGTAATCCTGCGACCTTTGCGACCAATGGCGATGCTGGCAACGAACTCCTTGTTACTAGCGGTAATCAGGGCTATCTCTACGATCTTGGCACCGGAGAATTTACCAATCCGGTAAGCGATGTCACCCAATGCGGTATGGTGGATGGTTATTTTGTGGCGTTGGATGCTGCCACCTCGACACTGAAGGTGTCTGACCTGCTGGACGGGTCTACATGGAGTGGTATTCTCACCTTACAGCGGTCTGCGGCCCCTGATCCGTGGCAGGCGATGGTCATTCGGGACCGCACGATTATCCTGTTTGGCACGGAAACCAGTGAGCCGATTTATGATGCGGGGACCTCCCCGATGCCGTTTGCCCCGGTGCAGGGGATTGTCATTCCCTACGGCGTGGACGGGCCATTTTCAGCGAAGACGTTAGGCAATTCGACGATTTGGGTGACGCGGAGCAAGGACGGAGGGCGTCAGGTGGTGCGGATGCAGGGCTATACGGTGAACCGTATCAGCACGCACGCCATGGAAATGCAGCTCTCCCGCTATGATGATATTTCCGACGCCGTGGCATATACCTATCAGGATCAGGGACACCAGTTCTATGTGCTGAACCTCCCACGGGCTAATGCGACATGGGTCTACGATTTGAGTCTTGGCCTGTGGCATGAGCGTGGTCACTGGAACAGTGAGAAGACCGAGTATCAGGTCTGGGGACCCCGCTTTCACTGCTATGCGTTTAACAAGCATCTGGTCGGTGATACGTCGGGACCGGGACGCATCTATGAAATGAATATTGACGTCTATACGGATGTCGATGGGAACGGCTTGCGACGACAGCGGATTCCGCCCATTCTGGAATCAGATCAGGACCGCGTTGTCATCAATCGGTTTCAGTTGCATTGCGATGTGGGCATTGGCCGAGTTGGGGCGTCTGCCCAAGGCCATGATCCCCAGATCATGATGCAAATGTCCACCGATGGTGGAGAAACGTGGAGTGCGGAACGCTGGCGCTCGGCTGGTAAACTTGGTGAATATCAACATCGCGCCCAATGGTGGCGCTGTGGCAGCGGACGGAATGTGATCATTGCGGTCGCCATGACCGATCCGGTGCCGTGGAGGATAGTCGATGCGATCGTGGACGCTAAAGGCACAATGCACTAATGGCAAAGCTGTCTCCGATTCCGGCGGCGTCAAGCATGATGGCGAGGGAGATCGACCCCACGTCGGGGGGCGATTTGCAGACCGGCTTAGTGTCCAGCACATGGTTCGAGTATTTTTTACAGATGCAGGATCGCGTCCAGACCGGGGCGTATGCGGTCGGCGGTCTGTTCGACACGCTGACGGGCCAGAGCGAAGCGATTGCTGCGACGAGTCTGACGATTTCGACCCCGACAGGATTGACCACAAAGCTCTCGAAGGGACTGTATCGCGTTTCGACATATGCACGGATTACGCAAGCAGCCTCTACCAGCAGTTCCCTGACCGTCACCCTGGGGTGGACGGATGGGACGGTGGCGTGTACATCGTCAGGAAGCGCGGTCACTGGGAACACGACAGCGACGACGGGGAGCCAGAGCGTGGTGATGCGGAGTGATGCGGATGGGTCGGTCACGTATGCCACGGCGTATAGTTCGTCCGGGGGAACGGCCATGCAGTATCGGCTGGATATCGTGTTGGAGCAATTGTCTACATAGATGGAGAAGGTAAATGCCACTTACTGTTGAAGATTATATTCGCATAGCTGAAATCCAGAATAGGCCAAAAGACCTGAAAGAGTTGATTATTCCAGAAGCCGTCCGATTCGGATCGAAGGCGCTTGGTGCAGGTATAGGACACCTCTTTGGAGGCGAAGGACGCGCAGATGATGAAGAGCAAAAAGACCTTGCCCATCTGTTTGCGGGGCGTGAATGGAACGCACAGAACTATCAGGCTGGACTTTCCAATCAATATGATATGGGCATCGGGGCGACACAACGGCGCTTGCAACATGCCGGACTCGACCGCTATGCCAAGTCGCGTGGACTGGAACTCGACCCGACGATGTATGTCCCCCCGGCCTTCCCGCAGACCTTCCAAACGTCCTATCAGGATGCGCGAGGGGCTGGCGTCGGTCCACATGCTGGCACCGAGTTAGATACGTCAGGTCGAGGCGGTGGTGGAGGTTGGAAGAAATGGCTTCCAGTCGCAGCGATGGCCGCTAGGTTTATTCCTGGAGTGGGGCCTGCTCTCGGCGCAATCCTCCCAGCCCTCAGCACAGCTTATGGACAAGGAGGAGGCACCCCATCGACTCAAGGGGCATCTTCGTATGGTTCCCAGAATCCATTGAACATTGATTGGGGTTAGTAAGACTTTAAGGAAAGTAGAAATCTATGCCTAGCTGGTTAAATAAACCCATGTCCACCGAAATGGACAATCAGTGGTCCCGTGCGGAACTGGACGAGCTGCTTGATCCGCCACAGCATATGTATAGTGTTGATGAGGAGACAGGCGCACGCACCTCTCCCCAGGACTGGCTTAATCCGTGGGGCGAACAGACTGATTTAGCCCGTCCCTACGGGAATTTACCCTTTACCCCGGAGGGGGGAACAGGGCAACGGGGACCGCGCTATGCTCAATCCATTGCCGAGCATATTGCGGCGACGGGTGAGGATGATCGTTGTCCAAAAGGACAACATACTGACACGGAAACTGGCGAATGTGTGCCAGACACCGATGGGGAATGTCCAAATGAGGGAGAACACAAAGACTCGGAAACTGGTGAATGTGTGCCAGACGACGAAAAGAAGACAACCCCTCAAAACTATGATCCCTTTACCGGCAAGTGGGGAGAAGGCGACTGGGACCCCAACGACTGGGGTGACTACATGGATGTGCCGGAATATCAGGGTCCTGACCGTCCTGACTTCGGCAAATTCGAGTATGACGCATGGCAAGCCCCGGATGAGTTCAAAGCCCCGACGATGGAAGAAGCACAGGCGGCTCCGGGCTTCCAGATGCGCATGGAACAGGGGCGCAAGGCGCTAGAAGCCAGTGCCGCGGCCAAAGGCATGTCGCGTTCAGGGCAAACACATACCGATCTGATAGATTACGGCCAGCGCATGGGCGAAATGGGCTATCAGGACGTCTATGGGCGTCGTGCGGGTGAACATCAGCAACGACGCGGTGAACTCGAACGCGACTATCAGACAGGCTATGGCACTGCACGCGATATTTACGGGATTGGTCGCAAGAATCTGGCCGATCTCTATGGGTATGAGCGTCAGGAGGCGCGGGATCAATGGGCGCCGAAGTTTGCCCAATGGAAGACACGCCAAGATTACGGTCAACGACGCGATGAACTGGATTACTCACGGAAATGGGATGAATACATGACCGCAGGTCGTCGTGCGGAGTCGGTTGATGCGAAAAAACGGGCATGGGAAGCCTTCGACGCCAGCGACCGCAGGGGTCCCGCACCTGGGCGTTACGAATGGTAAGGAGAATCAATGCCACCTCTAACTAGCTATGTTCGCAGTGGACCGCCTCCGCAGTTAATGCAGTTGCTCCAGCAGCAACAGCAGGGAGGCGGGGGTGCCAACTTTCTCGCCCAACTGATTGGGGGTGCCGGTGAAAGTGCCGCCAATGTGTTGCAGTCGTATTATGACGAACCCCGTGCGGCGGCCACGCGAGGATTAGAAGCGGCCAGTGTGATGGCTCCGATTCTGGCGGCGGGAACCACTCAAGCGTACAATGTGGCGAAAACCGAAGAAACTGTAGAGAAAACAGAAAGTCTTCGCAAGTCGCAAGCGGCGTTTACTGGTTTTCTTTCCCAACTAGATGGAGGAGCCACTATTAAAGATATGTGGTCGGCAATCTCAGAAAGTGCAGATTTAACACCAGAAGATTTTGCCCGCATAGGCAATGTTCTGACTGCCCGACAGGGGAGTCTCGATAAAGCTCAAGAACTTGCGATGGATCAACTAGATATAGCGATTGCGGCGAACTGGTCAAATCCGGCTCAAGGCGCTGAAGGGCATGACCCGGCGTTGTTAAACAAACTAGTCAGTTTGGGCAAGACATTGGGAATGGAGAAGGTAAACTGGAACAATCGGCGCGTGCAGGAACGTATCTTCCATGCAATGAATCCACCGAGTCAGGTTGCGGTGCCTGAAGCGGGGCTGGCAGTCACTGCGCCTCACGCGCTCTTGGGGTCACCTGCGGGGGGATATGACAGCCCAACTAGCACGGCAACATCCACTGTTGGAGTGCAGTCGCAGGCTACGGGCATACCTCCTGGTGCAACAGCAGGTCTATCCACGCAGGGGATGCCTCCAATGCCGCCCACTGGCGCGGGAGTTGGCATACCGGGCGGTGAAGGCGTCGAGCATCCTGCATTGCGAGAGGCGAGAGAAGTCGCAGAGCCAGTCACCTTGCCTTCCAGCGGCGCAACGGTAGTGCAGGGGGAGGGTATCCTTCCGAAAGAAGTCAGAGGACCAGCAGGGAAACGGTTTCAAACGCCTTACTATGTTGCCCGTGTTGACCCAACCGACCCATCGATGGTCTACATTACAAACGCCTATAGCGCTGACCCGAATTATCCTGACTGGCAGGGAGGGCTTATGCCGCAAGATGAGCCAGTCGGAGAAAAGATAGAAGCGGGTGATAGAAAGGGAATCGACGAAGCTCTTAATGCAAAGCGGATTATGGATCAGTTGGTCGATGTCTTGAGGCAGATAGAGACACCGACCGGCGCTGCACGGCAACTCTCGGTATGGATTCCAGAGATTCTCGATCCAGCCGCAAATACCGTGCTTGAGGAAGGGTGGCAACTGGAGACTCGTGAAATAGAATCTATCGTGAGGGGAGCGCGACAGTTGGTTGGTAAGATGAAAGAAGGGGGCGTCTTGCGTGCGGAAGACGAAAAAAAATATAAAGCGATGCTTGTCGATATCGGCAACCAGCCAGAGTTGGCCCGATCCAAGGCGGATCACTTCCGTCGAGAAATGGAAAATACCCTTTATGACAGGATTATGGGCTTAAAGCGTGCGGGATTTAATGTTTGGGACACGATGGCGGATTTTGGATTTGCAGGGGTGCCACCCCATGTGCGTTTGGCTGGTCCTGACGGGCAGACAGACTGGTATGAGGCGAAAACAACAGAAGGACGCCAAGCGATTCGTGACCTGCATGAAGGGATGGATTATACGTTCCCTGATAAAGATTATCAAAATGCCTTTGANGAGGCGTGGGCCAAACAAGGTGGACGCGGATTTACTAGGAAGCGCTATCCCCGTTAATATTTAGACTAGGCTGAACTGATGACGTTATTGAATACCCTACGCAATCTCCTGATGTCAGCGCCGAACCAGTTNCAAGAACGGGGAGGAGNGCCTGCGGGGGCATTAACTCAATGGGACGTTCCCGGCACTGAGGTTCGTGTTCCCGGAAGTTCTGGTCAAGTTAGCCCTGAGACAGTCTTTGTTCTTCGTGACCTTATGGGGGAAGCGCCCCAATGGGAACCGGGCGTCATTCCCGACCCTTCTGTAGCTCAAGGACAAGAGTTGGCAAGCCGCGAATTTAACCAGCGCGTCGATGCACGGATGCAGGAATCGCAGCAGCAGGCCGCGAGTGCGATGCTATTGAAGTCGTTACTCGATAAAAATGCTATGGAGGAGGAGGCGCGACGGGAAGATGCGATGAATCTCGACCAGCAACTTCAGGGATTGGAAGCAGCATTTGCTCCAGGTCGTGCCGCAGAATTACAGTCTTCTCGAAATATCAGAGGAGGTTTGGTTGATCCACAGACGGCAGAAGAAGAACGCTATCGGGAATTACTGGGACAGCGCAGCAGGAGACAGTTGGGGGAGTACTTTACGGGTTTCGGACAGAAACTAGGCCGTGGTCTTATGAGCGTGGCTCAACTGCCATCTCAAACCCTATCTGAGCATCAACCCGTACCTACTGGATCGCCAGAATATAAAGCGTGGCAGGAGCGCGTGGAGGCCGCAGCCCCCACGCTACCTCATGGAGAGGTGGCAGAACACCGTCCCCATTTGGACCCGCAGGACCCACGCAATCCCATGCTTGGCTATTCCAATATTATGGACCCAACGGGGTCCCCTGACTTTCCGCAACTGATTGCGTTTGCGGAACGCATGAAGCCGGAAACAGCACCCGAACATGCCGGAGCGTTATACGCAGAAATCGTGACATGGCTGGCCCCCCTTCTTCCGCCGCAATTCAAGACCGCAGCATCAATGGAGAAGTGGC